ATAGTACCCAGTGACACTGGTTGACGAAGCGTTGCCGCCTGAAGCGGCATCATACAGTTCAACTGTGTAACTGCCTTCTTCGTAGTCGTCTAATAGATTAGCCGCGCCTGTGCCGCCCACATAAACACCATCTGATGCAGTAATGTCACCAGTAACCTCTATGCCTGAGTTTGTTGTGTTAAGTTTCTTACTACCATAATAGAACATACTAGCCTGACCAAGAGAACCATCAGCACGAAAGTATTCCACCAAACCACCTGCACCATCATCTGACTTAATTTTAACATCTTTGTCATCAGTCGATGTCTGAATAATTAAATCTCCTGTGCCTACAGCACTAACGAAACTGTCAGAAGCATTGTGATAAATCTGTAAATCATCACCAGCACCAAACGTAGCCTTGTCGTTGTCGCCCAATGCAATGCCGCCGTTGGCTGTGATTTCACCACTGGTAGTAACAGTAGTAAACGTGCCAGCCGCAGGAGTAGAGCCACCAATTGTTATATTATCAGCAGTACCGCCAGTAATGGTTACATTGTCAACAGTACCGCCATTAATGTCAGCAGTAGTCAAAACTGGGCTAGTCATTGCCACAGCACCAGTGTCTTGATCTTTCAGGTCAGCCATAATCTCGCGGATGGCGTTGTTGATTCCGCTAGGCGCACAATTCTCTGCAATGTCGATATCTTGCACATCTGTGTTCGATGCTGCTGTCGCGCTGTACTGCGGTATGTTTGCTTTTGTCATGGTCTATTCCTACTAATAATAAAGATTATATATTACTCTACAGGCTCTTTTTGTGCGCCCAACATACCTGCTGTTGTTCCTACAAGTGGCCTTGTGCCTCCACCTATACCGCCTAAAAGACCTCTTGTAATGCCAAGTCCAGGGCCATATAAACCTGCGGCAGCAGCACCACTACCCAGTGACTGTGCCAATGGGCCAAGTCTACCACGACCCGCCTCTCTTGCAATACCCAGTCCCAGCAATGGAGTAACAAATGCACCGCCAGTTGATTCACGCATAATATCAGCAGCTTCTGTCGCAAACTCTTGATCCGTTGCCTGACCTCTGGCGGCCTTTCTTTGCTGACCAACTTTTAATGACTGCAAGAACTGCTCTGGAGTAAAATCTCCACCCTGAGTAATAGCTTTGTTAATTGATCTTTGTATGGGAAGCAACCTGCGATAAGTTGAATCAACATCTCTTAACTTAATGGCATTTTCAGGGTCTTGCCTTTTCATTTCGTCTCTAAAAGACTTTTGAAGCTCAGAAAGAGCATGGCTTACTTTTGGATTTTTAGTTTGTTGAAACCTTATCTCTCTGCCAATTTTTGAATCCATTTCTTTCAAAACTTCACCAGAAACCTTACCAGTCATAGGTAGATCTTTTAATATAGCACCACTTGCCTGACTAAATGTATTAAGGTCATCTCCGTACATAGTTAATTCATCAGCTATGTTAAGTTGAGATTTTTGAACATTACCCCTCAAGGACTCAGCATCTTTAATTTTTAACTTAGGAAGCACATCTTTGTACGCATCACTTACAATATCCATGGCCTCATCAAAGGCTTGTATTCCACTTTTATCCTTACTAACTTTTTTTCCTATAGGATCTAAAGCTCTATTCATTGTGGCTGTGGTGAATCCTGCAACAGCTTGACCCCTAGCTTTCTTCACGCTTTCACCAACAAACGGAGCCACAGATAACAACCTTTCCGCTACCCTTGGTAAGCCACCCATGGCTTGACCAGGAGTTAATTGAACACCCTCTTTAATTAGTTTTTTAGCAACTCCACCAATAGCAGGGAACGCTGCACCAACAACTCCACCACCCGCAGCACCAAGCAAGCCACCAGTTTGCGCCCCAGCAAGACGCTCCCCTTCTGTGGAAGCTCCTGCGCCATATATAGCTCCTTGTAGACCGCCGCCCAATATACCTGATGCTACTGGGCTAAGAACCCTGCCTGCCTCTTTGGTAACTTGAGCAGCTTTAGGAAGAGCAGCACCCAAAGGGGCTATTGCTGTTTTGGCTGCCTGTGCAGCTTTAGATGCCTGAGCAGCTTGAGCAGCTTTTGCAGCACCTTTTGCAGCTACACCACCAGGTATTAGAAATCCAGCAGCACCACCAACAAGCTCTGCCGCAAGAGCCGCTTTTGCATTGTCTTCAGCAAACTTTTCCATTTGGCTTCTAATTTCACCAACCTCGTCTGCATACTTAGTGCCTTTGAATTTAGATTTTAGATAGGCTTCAGCTTCATCTCCCCATCCAGCAGTAAGACCCTGTGCGGCAGCACGAGCTAACCCTCCTACATAAGATGAATCATCAGGTACAGGTTCAGGAATACCCGCTACCTTCCTAAAGTAAGAAAGAATTTGTTTTTCAGTTGCCTCATCTGGGAAGCTGTACTCTTTGCCTTGAAAAATTCTTTTTTGAGCCATTATTTGCTACCCTGTAATAACATATCCATTGTAACTTCTTCTGTTGCGCCTGAAGAAGAATCAGGTAAACCTTTAGGGGCTTCATCAGAAGATTCACCTAATTCGATTGGATCAAACACAGTTCTCGTAGTGCTGGTTTCTGGAGCAGTCTTTAGAAGTTTGTTAAATCTAGTGGCTTTTGATTGGTACCTGTTTTCAGATTTATTCTTTATATCATTCAATAATTCTAAAGTTATTGCTTTGGGGGTAAACGCACTCATGTCACCACCAAGAGCAATAAGAATACGAATAGCATCTTGCTCTGTCATAACACCAGGGCCAACAACATCAACCCTAAACTGACCTATAAGACCTTGCAGCCTTGCCCTTCCTCGTGCTGTTGCTAGATCTTTTTCAGTTAAACCCTCTTTACGCATAAGTGTATAAAGTTTTGTTTTTACGTTAGATATAGTTCTGTCAATGCCTTCTGGGGCGGTTTTAACGTCTTGAATATATTTAGCTACAGCATTCATAGTAGACTTTTCTGAATCTAATTGATCTTCTAGATTTATCATGTCTTGATATTTTGGAGCATCTAATTCAGAAAGTCGTATAGATCCTACAGGTATTGGCTCATCAGTACCTTGAACCAACCTCTCACCCCGCACTGGATTAAAATAGGTTTCAATTAATTTTCTATCTGGAGTTACATAAGTTGATGGATAAGAACCTTTTTTAACTTCTGATGCCCTCCCGCGAGCAATAGCCAACTCCTGAGCGGAAATTATGTTTGCTAAATCTGTTGCTCTTTTTTCAGCCTCTGCTTTACTCCCAGCTTCCAAACCACCAACCAAACGCTCTCCAAAAGAAAGAGGGCGGCCCTTACTTGGGGTCATTAAAGACTTACCAAGCTCAGATAGTCTTTGACTTGCGTATGGGCCAGTTGCGTAATCAAGCAATCCACCGCGAACACTTTGAGCGGCATCAGTAACACCTTGACGAATCTTACCTATAGCAGTGGGTTGCGCCAACGCTGTAAGTTGAGAATCTGGCAACCCAACTTGCGGTGTTGGACGCATCATTCTATCTGTTGGAGAAAGTACAGGAGCATTTGGGTTATACCCAGGCGTTCCAAGAAGCCCAGCCAAACCACTTGAACTACTTAATGGATTTCCTAATAAACTTTTAATTACTTCATCACTCATTTTAATATCCTAATTCATGCCCAGCAATCCGCCAAGGATTGCAACGTATGGATCATCAAAAGCAGCTTGCGTAGCCAGTGCTCCACCAAGGAACTTAGACGCATCACTTGGATCATAATACGGCGTTTGTGTGGTTGTTGTTGTACCAGTTGGAAAACCTCGTAAAGATTCTTGATATTGACGAAGAGCCTCGTATGGCGCACCTTGTTCAAACTGATAACGTCTTACAGCTTCATCAATAGCCTGTTGGCTCATTGCTTGTCGAGTAGCACCAACATCTTGAAGTCTACCAATATCACGATAATCAAGCTCTGCCATTGCAGGTGCTCGCTGTGCCGCAGCAGCCTGACGACCAAACCCAACACCAGAAACATCGCCCAAGAACCCAGCACCACGCAACTGACTTTCATATTGAGTGCCCATAAGATTTGCCAAATTTCTTTGAGCAGCCAGTTGATTTGCGCGTTCTGTAGCATAATCTTGATAAGATATATCAGCAGCTACATCACCTAAAGTTCTGGACATTATATCAGCAGCAGCACCTGAACCAGTGCGACCAGCACGAGAAAGAGTGCTTTGCACACGAGCCTGTGCTGGATCTAACGCACGACCAATCGCAGCTTCAAGACCAGGTGAGCCACCAAGAAAACCACCCATTGCGGTTTCTCGCATCATGCCTAAAGGTTCAGAATAATCAACTCCACCAGCCAACTGTTGAGCATAAGGTAAAGCGGCTGATTCAAACCCACCAGCTAAAGCCTGTTCTGTAAATTGTTGAGCACCACTGACTAACGGACTACCAGTCAAAGCTCTTTGGCGTTGAGCTTGTAAAGCCATCTCTTGCTCAGGAGCAAATCCAGCATAAGTTTGCCCTGGATAAAACTCAGGAGTTTGAGTTTGATAGAGCCTTTGCGCCTCCTCTATACCATATTGAGAAAATGGTTGCAGAAAACTGCTAGGCCCTGCTGTAACTGTACTGGTTGTGTAAGGTTCTGCCATAGTCTTATCCTTTAATATTTCCTATAATTTACACTGTTATTCACAGGTTGTAAAATGATTATCCAATAATCAGGTAGTCAAAAGTTTTGCCAGAAACACTATTGGGTAGATGTGCAATAGTAGCCTGACCCTTGGTTCTTGCGCTAATGTACGGCTCAAATGCACTGCCAGTTTCTTCTGAGGGCTGAACCATATACACCTCTACTTTAGTTGACTCAGAGGCTGGCCTTGCATATGGGCTTGTAGATGCCGCATTTGCCAAAAGACTAATCACAGCATCGTCAACGGCAATCATGACTTCTACATAATCTGATGCGCTTAAATCAACAGGCATATCCACTGAGGACATAGTCGCTCCAACATTAGCCCCCTGTTTGTCTGATACACCAAACCACGAAGTTGAGTTTGGAACATCTGTCCCATTAACTCTTAACCATATAAACGCATCGTGAATTTGAGACGATGAGTTTACAAAGGTACACTCAGCGTGAACATTATATAGCCCAGCATAGTCCACAGTCATTTGGTTGCTAGCTAAAGACATTCCATATAGATACTGGGAACTATTTAAAACAGCCACTGTAGGTGTGTCTGCGGTAAAGGTTTGATTGGCTGTATTGTAAAAGAAACCAAATGGATATTTATTTGCGGCGGCTGAAGATAAAGATGTAGCCATCAAGAGGATAATGGATTCAGGGCCAATGCGCCTGTCCTCGATGGTTGTGCTAGTTGCGCCGCCAGTTGCAAGCGTAACTGTTCCAGTGGAGTTAATCTTGCCTTCCATTATGTTGTTTACAATTTCTGCAACGTCACGAGGCTGACCGCCTTGAAATGGAAGTTTTCTATACTGATTAGCCATTATCTACGACCTATTTTAGAAGCCTCAATATCAATTCCCTGGGCTTTTTTCCATCCCCCAGAAAGCCTAATTCTTACTCTATGGTATCTACCACCAGACCTGACAGGTATAAAGTTATCTGCATTTAATGTGGACTCTACCCCAAAAGTAAACGTATCCACTTGTCTGCTACGCGAAGCAACCTGCGCCGTAACAGTAGCAGATGTAGCTTGCTGTATCGTGACATACGGAACAATATTCCTGATAACTGAGTTAAACCCAGCAGAAACTTCAAACTCAGCAGTTTCAATGGTTGCGGACAATGTGTCACCAGTAAACGATTGAACTTTTTTATCTTTTGATGCGGCAAAAAAGAACTCGCCACCTCTATAAAGGGCAGAATCCAAAGAAGCAGGAAGAGAATCAATACTAGAGTTAATATTGTCAAGATTTTCAAGAGTGTAGCCAGAACTATATAAAGGTGAAATGCTATCCGCAACAACTTCCGCAGTAGACCACCTGTCAAGCGTGTAACTGTATATAAGAAGTTTATCAGGCGTTCCATTTATAGACTCCCTACTAGGATAAGACCACACAACTATTTGATTAAGCGGGTCTGTAGAGGCACTCATATTTTGAGAAAAACCACTATTAAAGTCATCTAAAAAGAATTTGTTTACTTTTTCTGCTCCAATAGCTTTTGAAGATTGACCATCAAACATATAGAAACCATCGTCTGAAAGATAAAATACATTGTGACCAACATTGCATACACTGTTAGGAACCTTGCAACCTCTATTGGTTTCTACCTTGTCAAACTGAAATATAAGAGGGGAGCCAATATAAGACCCTCTAACAATACCTTTTTCAAGTAAAATGGTTGCGTACTCACCGCCAACGACACCCGTAACATTCCCCATGTCAGCAATGTCTTGAAAGTCAGCCTGAGTAGTTGGATCAACCGCCCAACTTGTATGATCGTTAATTGCAGACCAACGTACACGATAGGGTTTGTTTCCATCAGTTGCGTCATTAGTGTAACCAGTAAAAACAAAATCACGAACCACAGCAATGTATTTAGCTTTTGGCGCGTCAGCAGAAAGGTCAGCAAATAAGCCACCTGCTGCAGCTATTTTAGTTTGTATGGGATCAGCAAAGTTAGTTGCTATAACATTTTCACCAAACTGAACAAAACGCCACTTGTCGTTTGCACCTGTAGAATAATTACCTGACTTACTCTCATTAACTAACGAGCTATCAGTAGTATCAAGCCTGTATATTTTTGTTCTATCTGCCGCATATAAAGCAAAGTTTCCATCGTCATCTTTAGCGGCAAACATACTTACAATCTTTTCATCTGCTGCACCGCTAATAGGTGACAGACCTTGTATGCTTGTATAACCAGTT